TACAGTGGGAAAACTTGTCTAACCCTGTCATGTTCCCGATAGCTTTTCCTACAAAGGCCATGAACGTTGTGGCCACATTGCAGACAAACGGAGATGGCGGCAACATGAGCAAGAACCGCTTGTATATCCAGACGCTTACAACGACTGGTTTCACCATTCAGAACCCGCAGGGGAACTATAGGTACTACGCCGTTGGTTATTAAACACCAATGGCCATCCAGCGAACATTTTTGCCCATATCGCTTGAATAAAATCCAATATCTACACTCGTCTTTTGAAGTTTTTTAACCGCGCAGTCAGGGTTGTTAAAAGAGGAGATAATTTCACCACAACATAGGACAGAAAAACAAGCACTCGTAAAAGCTATAGGGAATGTAGTTGTTACCCATTTTAAACCATCGGTTCCTGGGCCCACAAGTTTTCCCCACTGTTAAATACCTAGTGCCGCCCACGAGATTTGGCCGCCGCGAGCACTCCATGTAAAACCTGTATTGCTTTTGTTAGAGAGGGCGGCCCCGCCCTTATATCGTGTTTGTGTCACGAGCACTACGAAACACATAGAGGGGAAAGCGATAGGAAAGGTGGAGTTGCTATTTCCACCTTCGTCATCTCCGCTCGCATTTCCCCACTGTAGAATTAGGCCGTTCGCGAATTTCGCATAGCCGTTCTCCGTGAGCGACGCCGCGACGATACCGACCGTGTTTGCCGCTGCTATTTTCTTGAGCAGGTCGCTAGCGTGATAGCCGTCTAGCTTATCTGCATTAGTAGCAGTACCGCTTATGTTAATATCCCATGTACCTGACGCGCCTGAGCCTGTCTTTGTTGGAGCATAGTTGTTTACCGTACTGGTATCAATAACCTCATAAGCGCCCTCTCTCTGCCAATATGTGCCGTCCACCTTTTGGTATATCATGCCGCCATCCGCGCGCCATTGGATAGAGCCGCCGCCGCTTTCTTGAAAGCCGTTGATAACCTTGCCAATGGTTGTTCCCCAACCGCCGTCGTCATAACCATTAAAGCCGTCGAGCAGTTTTGCTTTATCCGCGTGCGCCGCCTGTGATACCGTAGTATTGATAGAGATATCTCCACTACCGTCAAATGTACCACTACCCGTAGCATTACCCGTGATATTAATTTTACGAGCAGTACTCAGCTTAGTAGCAGTATCCGCATTGACGCTAGTCACATTGATACTAGCATTAGCACTACCGTCGAATGACGTAGAGCCAGCCGCCTTACCTGTTAAAGAGAGAGTACGGGGAGTCGCTAATTTAGACGCCGTGGCGGCGTTGCCTGTCGTGCTGACCGGAGCTGTACCCTTGAGCTTGCTTGCATCGAGTGTCTTGACGTTGATTGTTGCATCTGCCGTGCCATCGAAAGTAGCCGCGTCAGCCGTGACCGCACCGCCAAGATTGAGCGAGCGAGCTGTCTGTAGCTTCGTAGCGCTTGCCGCGTGTGTTGCTTCATCGGACAGTGTTGCATGTGCATCCTCTACCCACGTGTTGTTCTCTACGTCCGTCAGCGTGTACGTCTTCTTGAGGTCGGTACGGTAGCACTTCATGCCCTCGAACAGGTTGTTTGTTGGGAACGCCGTGCCGCTGTTCATGCTCTGGATGGACTGCATCGTCTCGTTGATAGTCGTGCGCGAGTTCTTGACGTAGTCATTGCCGTTTATTTCTTTGTATTTCTGCATTTGTTCACCCTCTTAGTATCCAACAGACTGCCACGTGACCGTTCCTTTTGCCCGCGTGCCGTCCGCTTTCAGCAGTTCCACCATGAAATAGTAGCCGTCCTTGTCCCTGCTGATCTCCGCGACGTTCGGCAGGATTGTGCCGTCCGCCGTACTGCCGCCGCGCAATGTCACCGTGACTTCCGGCTTCGTGTAGTAGTGCTTCGAGAAGTGTACCATCGTTGCCGCGCTCGTGTCCGTGATGACTGCCGTACCCCTGTCCACCGTGTCGTCGATGTCGACATGCACGACGACGTTGTAGACCGCCGGTTCAGCGCCAAGTGAGCCCGGCATGACTGCCAAGCGGACGAGTGCCTTCTGATACTCATACTCACCGACGATGTACGGGATGAACCGCTCGTAGCCAGTCGGCTGATTAACGAGCTGCTGGAACTCGTCTGCCGTCATGCCGCCTTTTCGGACGGCTACTTCTTCAATGATGCCATCGAGCGCACGCAAGAAACGGTCATCTACGGCCACAGCCTCGCTGTAACCACCGCCCAAATCACGTCGCATATGCTCGTATAGGCTAGCCTTCTCCGCGAACGTGCGGAACGTCTGAGCGCGATGATGCTGCCGCTCCGTCGTGCCAATCTGCTCTGCCGTAGGCTTGTACACATCAGCCGCACGGTGTTCGCTTGTCCGTATCGTCTCAAACTTGCCTGCCGTCACATGATTGTCCTCGTCATCGTCGAGGCTGGCCGACTCGCTCCACGTCCTCTTGAACGCCGCCGCACGCAGAGACGCGTCGAGGATGCCGAGCTGTTCCGCTGTCATCTTGCCCAGCGACACCACCAAGCCGTCACCGACAGCAACCTTGTCACGCGACAGATGAGCAACCGCCGCATCCCGCGCGTCCGTCACCTCTGTGCGCTCTGCCGTGAGTTTTGCAAAAGCCGCACGCAGAGACGCGTCGAGGATGCCGAGCTGTTCGCGCGGGGATTCCATGATTTCCGAGTGGCTGCGCCTCGTGATCTTGACACCTTCCCTCTTCGGCACATCCATCCCGCGATAGGATGACTCAATCACCCGCGCCGACTCCAAGATGGTCAGGACGTAGCTGATGTAGTCCCAGTACGTTTCATGTACGCCGACCTGCTCACGCTTCGTGCCGAGCAGGTCAGCCCATCTCCGCGTATCGACGAGCTGCACCGCATCACGCGCAACCTTGCCCGTCGCTGAGGTCATACCGTCACGCAGAGAGAACGTCTCTGCATCGTCGCGCGTATAGACAAGCGGCGCCATGTCATCCCACGCGTGGGCGGACTGTGTTGCATCCCATGCGAAATTGGCACTGTCCCACGTGTAGTACGTGCCCTTAGCGACCGTCGTTGCCATCTCGCATCACCTCTTAAGAGAGCGTGAACTGGAAGTGCGATTCGTAGGTATCATCTGCGCCCTTGTTGATGACGTCGAACGTCACGCGGTCAAGGAAGGTTCCGCCCGTAGCCGCATTGCAGATGCCCGCCTCCGTGATAGCACCCGTAGCTTCACCTGCATTGAACTTCGTAGTGAACGTGAAGACCTTCGTGCCGGCCGTGTGTGCATACGTTGCGCCCTTGCGTGCAAGCTCCGTCGTGAGTGCCGTCTGTGTTGCCGCCGTCGCCGTCGTACCAGTGCCGACAGCCGTATAAGCCATACAGGCCGGACGGCCCGAGCCTTTGCCGATTGCATCCGCGATGAAGTCGAAGCCGACATTGAGGATGAGGTTGTCCTTGCGATGTACTTCAACCGTGCCGTCTGGATGGCGCAGGATGCCGATATGTGTACCTTTGAGTTTGAGTTTCTGTTCCATGTCCTTCTCCTTATAACTTTGGATAGAGATAAATCGTTGAGAATGTGCCGACAGGCTTTGCTGTTGCGTTCCCACTCACCGTCATATCGTAGTTGAGCGAATAAGCGTAGAGCGTGCGCACCGTCTCGCTCTGGCTGAGTGCCAGCGTATACCAGTCTCGCCCGAACGGCGGTGCAATCTCCTTTGTTGTGACCGTGACGCCGTCACTGCCGCGCACGTAGAAGCACGAAGCCTTCACGTCATAGCCGAGCACGAGGAAACCGTCATCGCCTGCCACCGTCGCGATCAAAACATCGCCAAGGCCGTTCTTCACCGTCGCATTGAACGACAGTGTGAACGTCTTCGGCACGTCGATCGCGTAGGAAAGCCGTGTCGTGTCGCCTACCATTGCCCCCGTGTGCCACCTGCCTTGCGCGTAGGATATGCCGTGCGAATCGGCAGGGTCTGTTCCCTTCGTGCTCGTCAGGCCGCCGTCCATCTGCATGATATCCAGCGTCGCGTCGTCCGTGATGCCGACATACCGCGCAATTTCCTGACGCACCTGCACGCCGTTCAGGTCGCCGACCGTGCCGTTCCAGACGGTACGCGCCGCCTCCTCGCTGTCCCACAGCCACGCCATGTCGTCGAAACAGAGTGTGTCGTTCGTCTGCCCGATGCAGGCGAAGTCCAGCCAGTTCCGTGCGCGGTATCTCTGCGGGAGCTGTACATCGATGACGTACTCGCCGTGATTCACGCCGCGGTCCAGCTTGAGCTGCTCGCCCACTGCGTCGTAGTACATGCCGACCTTCATGCCGCCATACGCGACAGCCTTCTGGTCAAGCTCGATGATGACATTCTTGTGCTCGTCCTTCTGGTTTGTCAGATAGACGTATGTGGCATTCTTCGAGTAGTTGTTGTGCTCGTCTACCGCCTTGATGAGCATGTAGTATTCGCCAACGTTCGGGTAGATATAGCGGTGCTTGTTATCTTTCGTGTTGAAGATCGTCAGCGCCCTGTCCCAATCGGGTATACTGCCCACCTTCACAATGTAATGCACGCCGTGAATCGGAATAGCATCCCAATAGAAGTACAGCTGTGAGTCATTGCGTTCGACGATGAAGTTTGTGACGTCCGGTATCTCGCAATAGATTGTCGTGCTCTCGCCTTCACCGAACTGGTCGTAGTATGCGACGCGAACGGTCTTGATAACCTCGCCGCCCGTGTACAGGAAAAGGTTATCCGTGACGGAATACTTCTCATCATTGACGTACACATTCGCGCCGATGCAGTCCAGCGGGATAGCGAGGAATGAGACAATCGTGCCTTGCTGGTCCTTCGTAAGTGCGAGGTCCGTCGGTGCTATCGGCCTTGCCTTCGTGTAGCGGATGACCGTGCCAGCGCTTGCCTCACCATCCTTGAGCACGACATAGCAGTAGACGTGGCCGACATACGTCAGCGGCAGTTTCGTCGATGTGTTCTCGCGCGTCCGCTCCAAAAGGCCAATCTCGCTGCCGACATTCGCGTTCGTGCGTATCTCGTAATAAGCGAGGTCGTCAACCTTGCTCGTGTGGTCCCATTCCAAAAGACCGCCGAGCCTGTCAAATGTCAGATGGAAATTCTTGACGTCCGACACCTTGCTCGTACCGTCCGATTTGATTTCCTCTGCTGTGAATCCATTCGCGAGATTGACCTCGCGTGCCGTCTCTGTGAGGAACTGCCGCAGCAGTGTCATGAGATACCGGCCATCGCCCTTCACGACCGTAGGAAGGTCCGGCGCTTTCAGGATTCTTGCTTTGTCATCTGCCACGTCCTCACCCCTTTCAGCCGCCCATGCCCTGCGCTACAGCCTGCCGCACCTCGTCGAGAAGTGCCTTGTCCTGCGATACATCGTACTCATTCTGATTGAGCGCGAGGATAGTTGCCAGCCGCACCGCGATATCATTCAGCACCTCATGCGTAAACGGCATATCTCCCGTCGCATCCACGATCTGCGGCTTTGTCGCGAAGTAGCGGAACCGCAGCACATCGATGCTCGGGTCTACAAACGTCACCGTCTGCCCCGTCGTCTTGATAGGATAGTTGCCACACGAGATGATATAGTCGGGCGGCAGGCTCTCGCTGTCATGCAGCGTGATTTCTTTCACCATCTGCGGCGACTTGCCCGTAGCGAGCTGGTGGCAGATTTCCTGCACTGCCGTGTTGAGGAAGCCGATGCAGTCCTCCGTCGAGTATTCGTCTGAGATGTCATGTCCAGCTGCTTTCAGCTTGGCAATCGCTTTTTCTACCTGCATCCTTTCACCTCACATCCAGAACGGCATACGCGAGCGCACATTAGACAGTCTGCGCCGAGGGATGGCCGAGTCAACCGCCGCCGAGACCGCCTGCGTCAGCGTGTCCGCATCGCCATTGTTGAGCACAAGCCGTGCCATCTTGACAAGGATATCGAAGAACACGTCCGGCAGGTCGATGCTGTCCTTCTCCACGTCCGTGATCTCCGGCACGCCACCGATGTAGTTGAGCCGGAACCCCGGGTGTTTGACATACAGCCGCCCGCCGAAGAGGACGTAGTTCCTCTCCCTGAGCCGTGCCAGCGACGTAGCCGGATACAGATTGTAATAGTCGTCACTACGCTGTACCGATACGAGCGAGATGTAGCCGTCAGGCAGTTCCACGCCCTTGCGAGCGAAGTCCTCGCGGTCCTTCGGTTCATATCCCTCTACGTCCTTGTTCACCTCGTTCTCCTCGTCAATGGCTTTATTCATTTCGCGCTCGTCATAGTCCACCGACTTGCGCAGGAACTCGCTGTCCTTGTGCGCGAGGCTGATGTTGAGATAGCGGATAACCTCGTTGACAGCCGAGACGATATCATAGTCGCTATACTTGACCTCGTCGTTGTCCTGTTCCTTCTGTCGCACAGCTCGCAGCACCTTGATTGCCTTCATCATGCACCACTCCAATACTTTGCGCTCTGGATGACAGCGAACTCAGGGTGCAGCCGGAAGAACTTCATGACGTACTTCTGATACTCATGCTTGTCACCGGCCGCCCGCGCCCGCTTCGCCTCGATGAGCCACGGGTCAAAGCTCCAGTACTCCGGCGGGATATATCCGAGTGGCACCATATTCTTGCCACGCACCCGCCGCTCCGACACATCTTTAGCCATCGCAACGGCTTGAGAGATGTCGATAGTGTTGCGCACGCGGACCTTCCCATCGTCCGTCTCGTATATCTCCTGTTTGGTAATCACATCGTCACCTCCAATAAAAAAGGGGACTCCCAAAGAAAGTCCCCCATACTACCTTAAGCCGGCAGATTGATGATAGAGCCGGACGCTTTCGGCTGCGTGCCCTTGACGCCGAACGATGCTTCGAGTACGAACTCCTCATATGTGCCCTTCTTGGCAAGGCCAGAAACCTCATGCGGGCGGTTGAAGTATTTGATGCCCCAATAGTTCATATCGAGGAAATCGATGCGGTCGTTTCTGTACTGACGATGAACCTGTGCCGTGATCGTGCCGAAGTCAGAGATGTACGTATCCGTGATAGCCGTGACGCTCTTGTCTTTCTGGTCGCGGCGTTTCTGTGCGTCACCCGTGATGATCTTCGAGAATCTACGTTTGTTGGCTGCGCTCATGACAGCAATCGTCGGGTCACCGCCGCGCTTGTAGCACATCTCCATGACGTCGTTGATGTTGTCCTCCGTGAAGGCCGTGCCTGCGCCATCGACAACGTTGTTCTTGAGCAAGTAGAGCGTGCCCGTGCCTGCCGAGCCGAGTGCGATGACCTTGCCCGTGTCCGCAGATGTAGCCTCAGCGCTGTCAGCAGCCAGTGCTTCGTCGAGCGAATAGAAGAGATCGAAAACCGTGTCGCTCTTCTTGCGGACGTAATACTCGCGGTTCGCGACGAGATTCTTCGGCAGAGCCGCTTTGTCCGGCGCGATGAAGTAGACGAAGTCGCCCGTGTTGAGCTTGTGCGCCTCGCTCGTCGTCGCCGTGTTGGCCGTAGAATCGAACGTGACGGCCAACTTCTCTTCCTGAAGGAAGAACGGAACGCCGCCCGTCTTTGCCGGAGTGTTGCCGGACTCAAGGCGGGATGCCGTATTCATCGCGATAGCATACTCCATATCGCGGGCCATCTGCTTGAAAGCCAGTTCCTTCTGGCGTGGGAACTCGTCCTGCTGGTTGTACTGCTTCGCCGTCTTGCGCTGTGCGTCCGAAACGCGGCCGGTCGTCTGGAAGAACTGCACCGTATTGTTCAGGCGGTCGAGCGAGCCAACCTTGTCCGTCTTGTAATCTTCCATCTCAAGATGGGCGTTGACTTTAGGCGGCTTGAGCGACTCAGTGAGCCAGTTGAAGTTCAGCTGCGTCGCGTCCTCTTCGGTCGGGAACTCGCGCAGGAAGAAGTTGTGGTCTGGGTCGATGTTCGTGATGATCGGGGAGAAATCTTCCTTCTCACCTTCTGCCTCATACGTTACAGACTGCGACGTAGAGGTATTGACAATCGGATTGTTTGCCATGTGTTTTCACCTCGTATAGATTGTTGGTTGAGTATATATAATACCGTGGCCACGGATATTATCGGAGATATGTCTGAAGGAACTGCGAGCGCTGGCGCGGCGTCATGCCACGCATCTTCGACCAGTCCACTTTCTGCGGCGTCGTTGCGCCGTGCTGGCCGGGCTGTTCTACGCGCGGCGGCTTTGCCTTCTGCACCGGCTGTGGCGTCGTGCTGACGCCCGTAGCCTTCGCGTAGTACGCTTCCTTCGTCCTCTTGTAGTAGTTGTCGAGGATATCGACGTCAGCTTTCACCGGGCGGCCCGCAAGGAAGCGGTCGATAGACTGCTTCACCTTTGCGCCTTCTTCAAACGGCAGGGTCTTGTAGAACTCGCCCATCATATTATCGATATCGTTGTAGTGCGGGTCCTGCTTGTACTCATTCCACTTCGGCATAATGGCCTGCATGGTCTCCTGCGTCTCGCGCTGTACCGCCTGCATCTGCTGTGCCTGCGCCGCCCTCTGACGCATGATCTCGTTCGAGATAGCCTGCGTATTGAATCGTACAGCCGCCTCAAACGCCTGCGCCTTCTTCTGCAGCTCCTCATCATCTGAGAACTTTGCGTCGTTGAGCTGGGCTTTCGTCACGCCGAGGTCATTGCAGGCTTTCTGTTCTGCCAGCTGTGTAATCTGCTCGTACACGGCCGCCCGTGCCTTCTGCTCCTGCGCTACCTGTTCGGCAGTCGGCTGCGGCGGTGCCTGTGGTGGCTGTGCCATCTGCTGACGCTGCATCTGCATCACCTGCATCTGCTGTGCCTGTGCTGCATTGATGCGCTGCTGCTGGATAGCCGCTGCATAGCCCTGCAATTCCTGTGGGACGCGCGACGGGTCAATCTGCTGTCCAGTCGCGACGAGCTGAACAAGGTCATTGGCGCTGTACTGCTGCGGTGTCTGCGGCTCCTGTGGCGTTGTCTCCTGTGGTGCCTGCTCCTGCGCGGGCGGTGTCTGTTCCGCAGACGGGAACACGACTCTTCTGCGGCCGGTCTCAGGGTCTACCTGAATCGCCGCGTCGGGCACGTGCTGTTCTTCAGCCTGTGGTTCCGCCGCCTGACTGCCTGCGTCCGGTGTGCCTGTATCTGCTGCGGGCGCTTCCGGTGCTGTGTCAGGGGCCGCGCCGCCCGTATTCATTTCATCATCCATTGTTCGTTACCTCCTTATGCAGCATCTCTGCCGCCCTTTTCCCTTTACTCACAGCTGACTTGAGCTTTCCGTAGAGGTCAGTCGCCGCGCGATAGTCCGCTTGTACGCGCAGAAGCTCGTCCGCCGTCTCAGCTTTGAGCAAGTCGAGCAGGGCTTTTTCGCCAGCCGCCATGACCCACTTGTCGCCGAACTTCGTCAGCAGTTCTTCGGCCTCGCGGCCTCTTTGCGCCTCATGCGTGAGCCGCAGCTTCTTTTCCTGTGCTGTCTCATCTGCCGCCATACATCGCACCTCCTGCACCGCTCGTGTAATGCTCTACGATAGCTTTCTGCGTGTCCTCAACAGCTTTATTCGCAAAGCTCTGCGGCGTCGTCGTGATGCCGAGCTGCTGAAGCGCCTGAATCTGCGCATCAATCGGCAACTCAGAGAACCTAGCCGACAGCTTCGCAAGCTGCTTCGCCTTGATGTCCTGCTCTTTAAGCTGCAACTGCGCCTGCGTGAGCGCATCCTGTTTCTGCTCTGCCGCCTGCTGCGCCTGAGCCGCCTGTGCCTGAATCTGCTGGAACTCTGGCGACTCCGGGTCGAGCAGGAACTTCGCCGTCGAGCGGATGCCCATGCGTTCGAGCAGCTCCTTCGTGACTTTGTACCACGAGGCAGCATTGACGATGCCGACCTGCTGTAACGTCGGATAAAGCTGCTGAATCAGCACCATGAGATACTGGATCTCCGCTTCCTTCGTGCCGGCACCCTGCCCGACATTGACGACGAGGTCATAGTCGAGGTTCAGCTGGTCGCGCCGGATAGCAATATCTTGGTTGAGAAGTCGGATGGCCTGCCCGTCATCGAGGAACTTCTGGCACAAGAGAATCAAGAACTTGACAATCGGAATCCACGTCGTCTCGGCGAGGAACCTTGCAATCAGCTTGATCTTCTTGTCAGCCGCGCCCATAATAGCGCTGATGCCAGTCGCCGTCATGTTAAGACTGTTGCTATCGAGGCCCTGATTGTACCTTGTCGAGCCGGACTGACTCTCCAGCTCGTTCTGTGCGTACTGGATGAGCGTCATGGCGTTAGGGTCAGTCGGCACGCTCGGAGGGAAGAGGATAGCATCTGACGGGTCGCCTTCGGTCGGTACAAATTCCTCACCGTCCATCATCGCATCCATATCGACCGCCTGCTCGTTGACGAACTTCTGTCCTCGGCAGTTCTTCGCCGTCGCGATGATGATCTGGCGCACAAGTGCTGTCTTTAAATCCTGTAGCTGCTCCCACTCCTCGGCAAATCCTGTCTCGTTGAAGATGGAATAAGGCTCGTACTCCGGCGAGAATACAAAGAACGGCGGCATTTCAAACGTGTTCGTCTGAATCTTGAGCGGCGTGTCGCCGACGGCGTGCACGATGACGTGCTCCATGATGCCGTCGTTGTTGTAGTCCACCTTGAGATACGCTTCATACAGCTCGTATTCGCGTGAAGCCGTGTCGCCATCGCTGAGAAATTCATTGATGTTCGTCAGCTCTTTGTCATGCTCGATGTCAAGAGTCGTCCAGCGGGCGGAACCATTGTCGCCCTGCGAGAGTGCCTTATCGATGTTACTGTAGACGCCCTCGATTTCTTTGCGCTTAAGGTAGTCGCCTTTGACAATCTTGCGCTGTGCGACGAATTTCGCATCGTGCAGATCTCTCGTCTCATGCGTGAACCGCAATTCAGACGGCGACATGTTCTCCAGCACCGGTGTGTTCGACTTGACTGCAATCACATCGAACGAGACGATGAGGAAGTCACCTTGCGGGTCCGCCTGCTTCAAGTCAGTAATCTCAATGCGCCCCTGTTGCTGCTCGATCGCGAGCATCTGCATCATCTGTGCGTCAGCAAGCACCTGCATGGGCCTTCTGTCCTCATCGCGATTCCAATACACCTTCGCACAGCCAAAATTCGTAACAAGTCCGTCCTTCGCCAGCGTCGCGATGAACGTGAAGAAGTTGTTCTTCTTCATGACGAAGTAGTTGATGACTTCTTGCAAGAGCTTCGCATTGTCGTCATCTTCGACAGACTGTCCGACGATATCGACCGGCGAGTCATTCGCGCTAAATACTTCAATGAGGTTCGGCAGAATCCAGTCAATCGTCGTCTTGATGTCCTTCGATACCCAGTTATTCAGCTCTGAGAGCGACGGGAACTTCTTCTTGTACAGCTCCTTATCCGCTCTGTACAACTTCAAGCGCCGGATGATTTTCGGTTCGACCGTTGCCTTGTAGTAGTTGTCAGCTGCCTGCTTGCCGTTCTTGTACGCCCGCATGATCTTATCAATCTCTTCCTGCGAGAGCGTATCAAGCGAGATATCCTCAGCTTCCTCGTCCTGCGGCACGGGATAGACGATATCGTGCAAGCCGTAGCCGTTATTGACCGACAGCCCGACGCCCTGCGGGGCCATCGCCGCCGCCTGCTGCATCTGCTGTTGTTGCATCTGCGCCTGCGCTGCATCAAACTGTGCAGCGTCATTTTGATTCATTGTCTCACCTCCGTGTACACGGGAAAGTACAGCCCCATGATTTTTGATACTATGTTCGGTTCATGTCCACTCACAGCGTACCTACACGCCTGAGTTTGCCATTCCTGCGAGCTCTGCGGTACTTCGCATTGTGGTTCCCATCGATGTGGACCGGAAACGCGAACGTGAGAGCCAGCGCATCTGCCATGTTCGGCGACGCCAGCCCTCGTTTCTTCATGTCATCCTTGCTCTCAAGCTGCAATTTTCCGCGCCGATTGATGTAAGCCTCCGGCCCTGTCAACTCGTCAGCAAGCCCCTCATCATCGATAGAGCCGCCCTCTTCGAGCCACTTCTTGACCTGCGCCCACATCTCCGCCCGTTTATTGGCGTACTCATCGCCGTCAGCCGCCTCAGCAAACGAGACGAGCCGCCAGCTAGAGCGCCCCATGTCGCGGCCTACGCTGTAGATGCCAGTGCCGTAGCCCATATCGATAAAGACAGCTGTCGCGCCGTAGTCATCTTGATACTTTGCGATCTTGCGCCCGACGGCCAAGTCATTATCATTCTTCAGCATAAGCTCTAGCACTTTGCTGTACAGCCCTTGCCGCATCACGATAGCAAGCATGTCGCCGCCCGTCCACGCCGGATCCACGCCGATAATCACCGGCGCGAACTTGTAGAGCTTCTGCTCTAGCTCCCTGCGCAGTGCTACATCTACGAGCTGACGCGAGATAAGCTGATTGTCACTTGCCGACGGGAAGATACCGCGAACATGGACTTTGAAGAAGTCACTGTCCTCGCCGTACTGCTCTTCCCAATCGCGAAGCTGCTGCTTATTGCTGATCGCGACGTTGCGCGAGTCAATCTGACGCGTGTGCCACATAGCTTTAGCGCCGTGGAAGCACTCGTAGAACTTGCCCTGCGGGCGCGTCGGGTTGCCGAAGGCGCACCAAATAATTTCGGTGTCCGCGTCCGTCATGGCGCCCTCGGCCACATTCCAAATCTCATCGTAAATAGCCGACGCCTCGTCGAAAAGCATCAGAATCCGCTTGCCCTGATTGTGTAAGCCTGCAAACGCCTCTGGGTTATCCTTGCTCCATGGTATCGCATCAATGCGCCATGTCCGCTCGTGGCCATCCTGCACGCAGAATATCGACGTCGCTGTCAGCGTAAACATATCTTTGGCAATGAAGAGGCGATACCACTTCGACAGCTCCGCCCACGTCTTGGCCCTCAGCTGTGCTTCCGTATTAGCAGTGACGACGCCGCGCGTATCCTCGTGTGTAGCCATCGCCCAGATGATTATCCAGCTGACGATAGCCGAGTTGTGCGTTACGATGAAGTCATGTGCCTGATACAAGCCGTCATTGTTGTCGACTGTGATACACATACCGTCATGCTCGCCAATAGGCTCTATTGACGCAATGTAGCGTGCGCGGTATCTGTGCTGGATATCAGACTTGTACCGCTCTTTCCTGTGCTTGATCGAGAATGGGTTGAATGGCAAAGTCATCGTAATGCGGTAACACTCGCGACAATCCACGCGTTTACCGTCCTTGTAGTACCATCCCCGCTTGTTCGTCGGCTGCATTCTTGCCTTGCCGCCGAGAGAGCGTGCCATCCACATCACGTCATCAGCCAGTCGTCTGCTCGTTGTAGAATAGATGAGACTACCAGACTTATTGACCTCGCCATCCGTATCCATCAGGCCGCGCAGCACATCGCGGCGAATCTCCGCCGTATTGTACTTATAGACATCAGGAATGAATCTCTCAGACGAGCGAAGATCGAGCAGTCCATAGCTGCGAAGCCCCGCACTCATGCCGTGCACGTATACGACATCGCCGTCACACCGATTGCACGCAAGCCCGAGCACTTCCAGATTCTCCTGAATCTCAAGATACGGCTTCGTGTAACGAGACGAGCCAACGCCGCCGTCGCCAATCCATACGCCTAAGTAGTACGGCGGCACATCTACGGCCTGCGCCGGATACGCAGCAGCCCCCTGAATCGGTATCTCCCACTGCTTCGCATGAGGATTACTGCCAGCCTTGCGCGTGACACCGGCTTGCAGTATGTCAAGCGTGCTCATTACGCGCCAGTCTTTTCCCCTGCGTCGCTCGTTGCGGCCCTTGACCGCCCATAGGTGCCCGCTCGATACATCGAGATAAGCACCATCATCAAAATGTACTCTGTAGAACGGTATAGATTCATACCGCCTACATTGAATGACCTTCGTCGCTTTTCCATCACTGCCAAATACGCAATCTCCCGGGCGGATATCGCCCCACTTGCGCTGACCGTCAGGCGTGTCGATAATATCGGTAAGCCGTTGAGCCTTGCCAATGCCATTTCCTGATGCAACGGCTTCACGAATAACAGAGTCCGGCGTCCTCAGCCCGTCGCGTATGTCATTGAGTACATCTCTCTGCCAGTCGTCCGGACCACTCTTGCCAGCCAGCTCACCCTCGCCCCAGGGGAACGCAGCTAGCACGAATTTGTATGGGTCATGTGAGAATCCAGCTAAGAACGCGACTAGATCAGCAAACGTCTTACTCATCTACTCGCCCTCTCGCTTTCTCGATGATACTACCTAAGTCGACGTGGCCGGACAGCTCTACATCCCGCTTGTCGCGGAACTCTTCCGGCTTGCGATTCTTGAGCCAGAATATCTGCGCTGTAACGTCTGGCGCGACATGCTTATTCACGCGCTGTACAACGCGCATCTCCGTCTCGCCGGTCTCTTTGTCGATGACGACAGGGCGCTGTACGACTTCTTCGTAGTCGTATCCAAGAGCGCGTTTGAGCATGGCGTTCTCGACTTCGCGGTCGACGACCTCTTTGCCCTTTTTAAGAGCCTCGCGTAACTCGCTGTATTTGTCTTGCCACTTGTACAAGGTCTGGAATGTGATGCCCATGTTGTGCGCTATCTGCTCATTGCTGAGTCCGTCACGCGCCCATCCCTGTACTTTCAACAAGCTATCTTCGTCGAGCCAATCCTCGTACTTGCCGCGTCTACCCGCTTTCTTTCCGCTCATCCATCTCACATCCTCCGTTACTTCCCTGTCATAATAAAGAGCATTCCAACGATGCCACAAATCGTAATGATCTCAAGCGTCATCTCATTATATTTACCAAGCATACTCTCACCTCACATCGCAATAATCGCCGCCGTCGTAGCAGCTACGCAGATAGCTGTCAGCGCGATTAGCGACAACATCGTCATATCTTCGCTCATACGCCCGCCACGGTGAAGCCGTCCGGCTTCTCATCGTAGTACATCACTTTAATGCCGTACTGCTTTGCCGCCTCGTGCTCCATCTTGCAGCCGCGATACTCGTACCAGTGCCCGATAAAAAGAGCTACATCAGCCGTACTGAGCAGCTCGAATGACTTGCCGAGGAACCACAACGGCCTTCTTACACCGTGCGGCGCTTTCTTGAAGAATGAGTCAAACACTTCTACATCTTCGCCCATTTCTTTCTTCACGCGCTCGATTGCTGCATGGCGCTCTTTCTTAATCTCTTCATCTGTCTTATCGCGCATTGGCTGAGAAATAAATACTCGCATCATTACAATCACTCTCCACTTCGTTCTACGCACGAAAAAAGACTAGCCGAGCGACTAGCCTTTCCCGATGTGCTGTTGTTACCCTCTAAATAGGAGCTTTCAAATAGCTTACTTTACTAATATACCACGGATTTTCTCAGAAAAACTTGCAAAGTTTCAAAATTTCTCTACCACTCGTCATGCCAAAATATTTTATAGCAGTACGCAAGCGCCATCTCGTGCCGTCCGCATACGATGTGCTTCTTCTCGGCGTCCCAGCGATACGTGATCTGCGTGCCGTCACGTCTGGCGCGTATCAGCTCGTCACCTTCCGGCTCTACGATTTCCCACTCGCGCGACTTGAGATACAGACACATATCGATGAGGTCTACGAGCTTTATCAGCCCGCGCCACTCCGTCTGCTCTTTCTTCTTGCGCTCCATCTTGCGTATGTCGTGTTGTGTCAGCTTCTTGCTCGTCGTAGATCACCCCGGATACACGACGAGGACCTGTGATTACGGCAGGTCCTCGCATGTGTAAGAGATAAGAAATTATAAAAGGAGGTTAACAAATGCCGCTGAGAAAGAGAATCGGCATAATGGGGGTTGGTTGTTGGAGTGCCTTGCGGGGCTCGAACCCGCCTCTTTGCGCTATGCTCGCACAACGTGCTGCCCATGCACCATCGGCACAATAAGCCGCGATTGCGGCTTATCCGTTGTTACTCGTGGAGAGTTTACTCAACGCTTTCGACTTTCGCAAGCCTATGTTTATATAATACCACGCTTTTCAGCCCCAAAACTTGCAAAGTTTCAAAATAAAAAAGTTGGCCGCTCTCACGACCAACCTCTCTTATGCTCTCAGCTCCTCGTCGCTCACGACACGTACAAGACCGTACTGACACGCAAGCTCTGTGGCGAGGTGCAGGAACTCGGCGCGTATGCGGTAGACTGTGCTCTGGTCCATCCCATACTGCTCCCCCGTCCTCACTGCTGTGTGTCCGTCGTAGTAGTACCGCATCGCCCTCGCTTCGTACGGATAGCAATTCTCATACGCGCATCCGATGACGCGCAACCATCGCTCCGGCCAGCGCAGTGTCCACCCGTTGTCAAGTGTGACAGCTTTAAGTTCCGTCGCCAGCCTTACAGCTTGTTGCGCCGTTGGGTCGTTGACGAATGCATGTCCGCCACCCCCGCCGCTATGTCCGCCCGGCTGTAATCGTGCTTCTTTCACGGCTCGCTCGATGCTGTGCTGATTGCTCAAAATCTTTCCGACAAACTTATACGCGTTCTTTCTGATCTCGTGCTTCTTCACTCACTTATTCACCATCCTCGAATAACGCTTTGTACAAGCTATCATTCTTTTCCCAATGCTCACATCTCTTGCACTCATCAAGCGGCTCGTCTGTCATCGCATCAGTATATCCGTAGCAAGTATAGATTACTTTGCCTTTTGATGAAATAGCTCTGTCCGCTGTGTTGCCTCTGCGTCTGACCTCGCCATTGCGTACCAGCTCGCAATCGCTCTTCATGCTATCACCTCACAGCAAACCTTTCACCGCCTGTATCAGCGCCCACAATATCCAAAGCACCTCAATCGCTCCGACGATTCCCAGCGTAAAGCCAAAGCCCGCAATAGCTGCATAGTGCAAGAGCGACCAGAAGCTGACCTCAATCTTTAGATTCATCACGTATCATCCTCTCTTCACATATCTTTCTTATCTCCGACTCTATATAGTCCATGCACGCCGCGCTCTCTGGCTTCAAGCCCGCTCTTCGTCTTTGGCAACGCTGGCACGGGCAATACGGGCAATAATAGCAATCTGGATCATGCGCATACTCCCACAAAAGCTGGTAAAACATGCGCTCATACAATTTCCCTTCTCGCTTTTCTTCGATATCCTTCTTGCGTGACGCAGCAGCTCTTTTCCGCATCGCTTCGATAAACGATTGCACCGTCTCGTTTGGGCTTTGAAAGGAATGATCCTCTAGTACGATATTAAGCACTCTTTCATTAAGGGCTATCTCATCTTCCTGTTCGGCAATCGTCGCGGACATCTCCAGCATCCTCTTTTTCAGCTTGTCTAGTTTTTGTTGCCGTTCAAGATCGTTCATTCTATCCCCGCTTTCTTGACTCTATCCTCTATCACTCTCTTTACAATCTCTCCACATAGGCTCTTGTCATTTTCTCCGTCCTTTGGAAATAATCTGCAAGAATCCTTGTACTTGCAATCAGCGCAATCTGCTGCCATCCCGTACTGCTCGCACATAATATCCAGCGCCGCTTTATACCGCGCTGCATACTTTAGAGACCATCTCACCATCTCTTTGAAGAAGAAAGACGTTGCTGGAATCGCTATGGCTATACCAACTGCAATCCCGAGAACTATGCCGAAACAAAAACTTGTAATGCTCATTCTATCCCCGCTTCCTCTTCCCATTCTTCGACAAATATTTCAGCACAAGTAAGTCCTGTGTATTCATATTTGCTTTCGCAGATAGATGCTATCGGACAAGTCAAGCAGTTGACATTAGCCACCACCCCATCAGCCGCAATCATCAGCGCTTTCCGATACTTCTCATTCTGCTTGTCAATCGTGTCGCACAATTCGAGCACTTTCTTTTTTAGCTCGTCAACATTTTCATTGCATAATGCGTCTTGCTTCATCTTTCCACCCCTCCATGACGGTCTCTATGCACGCATCTACATCATCTTGATTGTGCACTTTGCACGTATACCCAAAACAACACGTGCGGCAATCATCAAACTTACCGAGATAACACGTTGCCGCAGAATACAGTGCTTCTTCCAGCGTAGCAATCAGATAATCTTGCTTATCTACCACGCTCTGCAAGAACCTATTCTTTTCGCATTCTTTTTCTTTCTCATGCCCACCATCGAAGCAGAAAGTAAAGAACACAGAAGATGCTACGAGAAAACCAACCATCGTACCAACTGCGAAGTATAAAAAGCTCATGCTCTCACCCCATTCATCTCCGCGTGCAATCTTGCCAGCAGCTTCTCAGCTTGCAGCTGCCCATAGCTCTTGTGCTGTGCACGCGCTCTTGCGTTGATCTCCTCGATGTGCGACTCGTACCTGCGCTTCTGTGGCGGCAAGTCTAACATCGTACCTCTGTACCCGCCGCCATTGCTGCTACACTTCTTCGAGCAATATCTCTGGTCCGAGCGATTCGCAACAAACACTTTCCCGCACGATGCGCATTTGCGTTCGCGCTCGCTTTCCGTCAAGTTCGGAAAAGCCATCTTCTTGTCCTTTAGCTTCTGCGCTTTTTGACGACACGAAACAGAGCAATATTTCTTGTTTGGAGGTAGCTTCGCTCGAAACGCCTTGCCGCATATAACGCATTTCTTGACATATATCTCTTCGCCGATACAGACAAGAACCGAAGAACCTGCGCTAGCTCGCTTCTTAGCCGCTGGCGTCAGCATCCATTCTAGCGACGCCAGTTTCTTGCCGGTCTTTCCCGCAAGCTCTTCCAGAGTACCATCCGTAACGTACTCATCACCTTTATAGAGTGCATAGATTTTTGACATATATTCTCACTCCGCATCAATTTCTTCTTGCACTTCTCTCAGCGCGATCAGCTTATCAAGATACCAGCGTGCTTTTTTCAGCGACTCCGCACCGCCTTTCCCCTTGTATCTGGCAATATACTTGATGATATTGCCCTTGTAATACCCTTCAATTTCTGCATCATCGAGCATATCGTCGATAACATCGATTGCTTGACCACCGCCAGGCAAATCATAATGACGCGGATGGTTTACTTTGTCCTCTTTTACGGTTTCTGACTTTTCCCTGTCTTTACTGCTCATTCTCAGATACCTGCTTTCTTGATACGCTCGCACCAGCGCGGCATTTTGTATTTGCGCCATTTCTCAAATTCGCCGTCGGGAATCGTACCGGTCAATTCAAGTGTATCGATGCACATCTTCACGTCCTCGATTTCCTTAATGAGATTGTCAAGCGCGTCTTTCTCAGTCTTGCTCGTAGGGCTTGCATCCGGCGTTATGATACGACGATACTTCAGCGCCGCCTGTGCCAGCTCTGCTGCTTCTTCTGCAAGCTGTGCCAGTCGCTCGCCGATCGGCAGCTTGCAGGCCACGTAATCAATCATCTGTTCGTCAGTCATTTTCATTTTCTTCACAGCTCCAATTCTTCAAGGGCTCATACGACACATAATAGAGTTCGTCCCCGACTCTTAATGCAATCTTTCCGTACTTCTCGCCTCGGAGCAAAGTCACGTTTTCCCCGTCAATCTTTTTGTCTCGAAAATACTCATCAAGATACTCCGGCAAAAGGCACTCTTCATTTTTCATTGGATCCGACTTTTCACTGTCTTTGAATACTGGGAATGCCAGTGCGGACGCTGGCAGCTTGGCGAACCGCCTTCCACCGTCGCGCGACGCATTACTCTCGTTTACTTCCTTCATGTACTCCTGCCGCATCTTCTCATCGCATCCGAGATAATTCATCAAGCTCGTCGTCGCGATAATCAAATCTGTACACTCTCTCAGAAAGTGCTGACTGACGCCTCCGTTTCTCTCGATCTCTTTGTATGCGTCGATGACTTCCAGATGCTCCTCCGCGATCTTCGCAAAGTAGTCAGCCGCCGTCCAGCTCTTGTACAGCTCCCCGTCGCACGGATGCGGCAGTACAACCGACGCGCGGCCGGCCTTATAGCCATCGTCAAAAATCTTCTCGTATCCGCTAATCGCTTTATTCTTGTCCATCGTTTACCTCCACATCCAGTCTTACATACACACGCGGCGTCTCTGCATACCACTTACCGATTACGCCGTACTCGACGATCTGCGAGTCATCTTTGTACCATATGTTGTTCAGCGCATCTTCTATGCCCTTGATGACATTCGACACATCCGGCTTTGTCGTCGGCCGTATCTTATCCGCAATGGCGTCCGCTCTTGCGCCTACTCCACGATTTTGGCACGGCGCGATAGATTACGCACGTCAAGCGCACGGGGCATGTCAGTGGCCCTCTCAGCGCGTCTGACGGCATATTCTTTCTTGCCAATCTCCGCACATACTCTTTGTACCTGCGGCTTTTCGGCGGGTCATACGTCCTGCCACGCCCGAAACGAGGCCGACCTTGTGGGACAGCCTCGCCCGGGATGACAAGATCATAAGCCATCCTCCACGCCATCAACTCACCTTCTTCTCATTCTCTGCAACCATCTTATCGGCGGCGGCTACCAAATCTTCATAGTGCAGATTCTCCGAGTCGAGATAATCCCGCAGCTCTTTGATTGTTAGGCCAAGCTCTGGCCGCTTCATGTCGAGCTGCAACTGGAAAATCTCAACGAAGAAATCCTGCATCCTCTTCGGCCCGAACCGCGTCTTGTCCCATGTGTGCAAGATGTACATAGTCATCAAGAGGTACTGCTCGATGATTCGCGGCAGAATCTCTTTGTTCACCTGCCGCTCGTACTTCTTGCGCAGGTCCTCACTGATGAGATTCTTCATCGTCGGGACGAGGCGTTCGGCTTGCATCGCCTCGCGCTGGATGTCGATTGCTGTCTCCAATGCGTCGTTGCTGATCTTCGCGCCAGCGCCGAGGCTCTTGCGCATCTTGCGACGCGCCTGTCTGTTGTATCTGCCCATGCTCTCCACTCCTAAAAGTCAAAAGGTCAAAAAGGAATATCCTCATCAGTCAGCGGCTTGTAACCGTTGCCGCTGCGGTCCGCACCCTCGTTCTTACTGCTGAGAAGCTCCAGTTCGCTGACGATGACTTCCGTTACATAGCGCTTCGAGCCGTCCTTTGCGTCGTAGCTGCGGACCTGGATGCGGCCTTCTACAGCAATCTGCTTGCCCTTGTAACAGTAATTCTTGACGACGCCTTCTGCCATCTTGCCCCACACGATGCACGGGATGAAGTCTGCTTCTTTCGGTTTATCCTTCTGGACGCGGCGATCAACTGCCAGCGTAAAAGTACCTACCGGCGTCCCGGACTGCGTATAGCGCACCTCTGGGTCTTTCGTCAGTCGGCCGATTAATACTACATGGTTCATGATTTTTTCTCCTTCCATTCGTCACAAACAAATCTATCTCTGGCGAAGCCGTAGCCTCGCGCACATTCTTTTCCATCACGGCACGTCTCACAGCTCCTGAGAAGCCCTTGAAGGTATCTACGGCACGTCCGGCATAGAAGTATATGCCTGCCGTCTAGAAGCTGCTCCTGCGTCACATCGCGCGACGTGCTGCACACTTTGCAATAGCTCATCTGCTTACCCCTTACAACAAATCCCTGAGCTTCAGCAGCTCGCGCCGCAAGTCAACAATTTTTCTCGCCGTGCTCGTCTCCGAGACGATGCGTTTGTTCGCGCTCCAGCTGCTATCGCCGATCATGCCGAGGCTTCTCATCATCTCTACGTCACGCCTAATCGCGCAAGCCATCAGCTCGCACAGTTGCGCAGCTTTCACTGCGTTTTCTGCTCGCTCTTTATCCATTCCCTCACCCTCTTTCTGGGCTTACCACAACCATCAAGCCGCCGGTCTCATCTTTCACGAGATTGACGTCAGCTGGCTCCATCGGATAATACACGTCGTCAAAATACACTTCCGTGTCATCCGTGACGCCTTCATATTCCAGCATCTCTTTCAGCTCTTTGACTTTCACTTCCTCACCCCATCTCCATTGCTATGTCGTGCGCCGCCATGATTGCGTCGATGATATCCCAAACCGCATCGCAGAAAAAATCCCTGTCTACAATCTCGTACATCTCGCAATCAAGTGGCGGCTCATCACTCTCATCTTTCAGCAGATACTTCAAGCCATGCTCATCGCATATCTCGTAGACGTCAGCAGGCGTCAAAGGCTCATGCGCTGCAATGAGTCCGCAATCCGATACACGAATCTTACCGTCCGGCATGATGCGTGCTTCGATCATTGCCGGAGCGAAGTCGCTAAAGCGATACGGAAGGGTCATCTTTACAGAATCTCGACCTATCCAGACTGGCATTACTATCTCACGGAATATTTCGCAGAGATACTCCAACTTCTTATAGTCGCTCATACTTTCACCCCTTCATTCTGTGTCGTGCCACATACAAGTAACTGTCTCGAATCAGTTGAATGATTTTCCAAACGAACTTGTCTAATTCGCTGAGTTTTACGACGTCGTATATGCCGCACTCGAACGGGGGTGTGTTGTCATAAATATTCCCGTGGCTGAGATCATGTGCCTCGCACAACTCATCCAGTTCTGCTTCCGTCAGCATTTGATGAAACGATGTCTCGCCCATATCATCAATGTGAATGAAGCCGCTGCCGTCGTAATACGGATTGATTACAAGAACAGGAAAATCATTGTCGTCGTACGGTATCGGCAGTTGCATCAAGATTTGCTTTCCCTCTTTGTATGTGCGGAAGTACTCATCGCTTATATCCCTGCACGCTGCCATGATCACCTCGTCGGTTTCTTTCTTAGTCATCGTCATGCCCCCTTCTCCATTGTCAGCCTGTCAATCTCAGCGAAGATACCGGCCAGTTCGTGCAAGTCCTTGTACTTCTCCTTGACTTTCTCAAGCTCCGCCAGCGCTCTTGCTACGACCGTCTCGCGAGTCTCCTCGTCATCCATCGCGCTCTTGATACTCACGAAGATCCCCTTGCGCTGTCCGACCGGCGCGACGTTCACAAACGCCCGTGTCGGTTCCATACGCGGCGCCTCTTCGATTTTGACTGTCACGTTGCGGATGAGACTGCCGGCCTGCACAATGCGGTAATTCTCTGCGGCCTTCTTGTCATCCCACTCAAAGACGGGATGCAGCGGCGCGTCCTCTTTGCGCGATTCATCAACGACCAGCTCCGGCGTCAATGAACCGTTCTCTTTCTCGATTCGTGCAAGCTCCTCGCCTGCTGTCTGTGCGCTTACTCTTGCGTAAGGCACTTTGTACTGATACACCATTTTGGTTTCCTCCTTTCGGCGTCTCCACGCCTGCCATACCTTGCCGCGCCTCGCCTCGCCACGCCTTACCTGGCCTTGCCGCGCCTGCCTCACCCTGCCCCGCCTAAACTCGCCTTGCCGCAACTAACCATGCCGTGCCTGCCATACCATGCCAATCCAAACCCCAACCGACCATGCCATTCCTAGACCAGCCCCGCCTGCCTAGCCTTGCCTTACCTCGCCTCGCCTAGCCTATCCGCAACCCGCCTTGCCACGCCTGCCATGCCGTACCTAGCCTCACCCAGCCGTACCTTGCCCAGACTTGCCTCGCCACGCCGTGCCTGCCGCGCCTAACCGTGCCACGCCTCGTCAAGCCTCGCCCGACCTTGCCAGCCATGCCCCGACATGCCCCGGCATACCCGGCCAAAACATGCCTCGCCTGCCAAGTCTTACTCGACGTGGAACATGCCGAAGTTGCCGTCCTTTGCCGGGCGCCACTCACCAACGCCGCACGCGAAGCCACCCGCCGTGAACGCATTGACGACCTGCTCCAAGCTGACGGCGCTCGCATTGTAGCGAATCGTCAGGTCCGTCTCCCACTCCTTAAACTCGCCGCGATAGCGCAGATCAGCCTTCCCAAGGGCAAGGCGGACCATGTCCTCACGCATCACAGGGACAGAGCCGCGAATCTCCGCCATCTCGCCGATGACTAAGATAGCGCCGCGCAACGTCGTCTTCTTCTCGATAAGTCCCTGCTGATACGCCGCGTCGATTGCCGCCGCTTTGAACGCCAGTGCGGGGAAGCCGAACTTTGCTTCTTTCGCGACCTCGTTGAAATTCTCCGGCGTGACATCTGCCGGCCGCTCACTCAGCCAGTACAGCGAATCAAGGAACTCAGCGAACGGATCACGCACTTCTTTGCCTTTCGTGGCTTTCTTCATCTGCTTTTCAAGCATCATGCGCTTTGCTTTCTCGCTCCACGCGTGGACAATCAGCGGCGAATCGCCGACAACATGCAGCGTAGCCATGCGGAAGTCCATTGCCGGAATCTCAATCTTGCTTTCAGTCTTTTTCGTAGCCATTTTCTTTCTCCTTTTCTGCGGCCATCTGCCGCAACCAACCCTTTTCTCTTACTCAGCCGCCCGCAGCTTCTTCGGCTCCATCGCCTTGCCAGCCGCCAGCCGCTTAACTAATTCCATCGCCCTGTTACTCGGCAGGGCTTTGAGTGTAGCGCGTACCTCCTCGCGCTCGCGTTCTCTATCTGCCGCCTCGTTGTAGATACGCATAAACTGCGCACGTGCCGTGTTGACAGCATCTGTCTCGATCTCGCACAGCTCCATCTTGCCGAACTGCTTGATTGCTCTTTCGACCGCCGGAGACGAGTACGTCCACGGACGGTATGGCCCTACGTGCCGCACGAGCTCCATAGCTTCGTGCCATGCCGCACCTGCACCGCCCTTGTCCTCGCCGCTGATGACCTCGCGCGTCGTCTTGACCGCATCGAGGATTTCCGCGACGGTCGGAAAGAACTTGCTCGTCCGCATCAGCCGTACCATAGCCGCGTCAAGCTCGTCGAGCGGAATATCTTGCAATGCCCTCGCGTAGAGCATCAGCCCTGACGCTTCCAGCTTGCACGACGGGTATACGGTAAGATACGGCGTGAGCAGCTTAACGATCTTTGAGTGTGTCAGGCCATTCAAATCCCTCATCGTCCTCGCCTCCTGATTCATACTGCTTAATCATCTCCAAGGCTTTCTCAGCCTCTCGATACTGTCGCGGCTTATCGTTGTCGCGTTTACCATTCCAGTTCTCTGTTTTGAGAGGGTACACGCCCTGCCAGCCGTTTTCGATGGACTGGTCGAGGATGGCAATCTGCATCTCCTCATTCCCCGGCGCCAGCTTCTCCAGCTTGCCCAGCGTCAGCTTCTTCGCCCGGTCGGTGAGAGGCTTGCGCAGCTTCTTACGCATCTCCTCGAAGCCGTGCAGAGCATCGTCAAGAGCAGGCGAGCCGGTGCAGAATGGGTCGGCAGTAGTATTACTTTGTTGTGTTCCTTTTCTGGTATTATTTTGTATAATAGTAGATTGTTCCATTTTGGAACTATCGCTAGTGCCAAGATGGCCCTTTCTTGATTGTTCCATTTTGGAACTATCGATTTTACTATTTTTGCTATTGTCCAGACTAGCGCAGGCCGCGCCCTTGTCTGTTAACGTATACCACTTTGTGTGGTTATACTTGTCTTGACTCAGCTCGTCACTGATTAAGTAGCCCGTTTCTACAAGCTTGCTGATGGCCCGCTTTATAGTGTGCTCACTTAAAAAGTTCAAGAACTGATGCATGTTCGCTACCGTGTCATACATCCAGTAGCGTCCGTTTATGAAGTTCTGCTCATGAATCGCGTTGTACTTGATCCAGTACGCGATGTGTTGAAAAACAATGGCAGAACTTACTCCGACATCCTTTGCAATGATGCCGTCGAAGGTATAGATCATAAAAATCACCTCCTAAACTTCAGCCGCCTGCAAAGGGCTTCGTCCAATTTGACTTTTTCAAGATGATATTTCGCGATGAACTCGCTCTCCGGCATGGCGTGCAGCTCCGTGTGATGCACCCGGCAGAGCGGCAGGACCTCACGCCCCAGCTGGTGAACCTTCGTGCGATCCACGCCCGCGCCGATGCGCGAGCCTTCGCAATGGTGTATGTCAGCAGGCTTGCCGCACACTGCGCACTTGCGGTGCGCTGTGCATGCGTACATATACTTGCTGACATCCTCGCACTGCTCAATCAACGGCACTTTCGTCGGGATATCATTCGCGATGACGAACGATATCAAGTAATCGATGAACGCCCTCGCTGTTGTGACTGAACAATCTGAGAGGGAAAAGAGCCTGCGTTCCATCGACTCCATACGCTTGAGCATGAAGTCCATCTTCATTGTCGCTTTCATCTCTTCCAGCGCGTCGCCATCGCGGCAGCCGTTGACGTAATCGGATATCTCGCCGAGGATGGCGTACACCTTCCTGCGTTGCTCTGGCGAGATTCGCCGCCCGTCTGGCAAGATGATCTCAACACGCTTATATTGGCGCAGCAGAGCGCGGTCGAGGTCGGGCAGGCCAGCCGTGATGACTGCCGTCCCGTCCTCTCTCACGTCCTGTATCTCGCCGAGAATATGCTCTTGTATCATTTGCCGCCGCCCATTTGTTCAGCAATCCACGCTTCGAGATTCGCAGCCAGCTGACTCAGCTGGCCAGTCGAAAGGTCGCGGCTGTTCGTCTTGCCGAACTTCACGCCGCAGAGCGCAGAGACTTCCTCGCCCGACGCGCCGACGCGCTGCATCTCTTTCGAGAGTGCGTGCATAGCTTTGCTTCTAAGGTCATCATTTGCCGAACCCTTAGAAGGATATGCATTTCTCGACGGACGCGCTCCTGCGGCGCTCTGAGAAGTCTGACGGGCATATTCGTCTGTGTCTGCATCGCGGTTGTCGTCGATTGCAAAAAGCCCGTTGAGCGCGTACTTGCGAGCATAGCTTGACGCCGTGCCCGTTACCTGACTCTCGTCCATCCCCTTCTTCTGTGCCGCCTCGCGTGCCAGCGCAGACGTCTGGACAGATTCGCCGGTTACGACATCGACAACCTTGACAGTGGCCTTAATGTAGTAGCGATCGCCGACGAGCACAACCTCGTCGGACATGTTCAGAAACAGTCCGTTCTCTTTCAGAAGCGGCTTGACGGCCTCGATGATGTCCTCTGCGCTGCGATAGTCGTACTTGCCGAAGCTGTTGTGCTGGTTCTTCGGTGCTTTCAATTCCGCCTGCACCGCCATCAGCGCGGCAAAAATTGGTTTTCCTTCTGCCATGCTGCTCACTCCTTACTTGATCTGGATGTTCTGCTTTTCGACAATGGTCACGCCGTCGATGACAGCACCACCCTTGACGGCCTTCTTCAATCCGACCTTATCGACCTTTGGCGGCTGCGGCGTGAGGAATTCGTCCGGCACGGCGTTGAGATCAGCAATCTCAACGGCCTCGCTCTTTCGATACGAGACGGTGAACTCCGGCTCTTTCATCTTCTCGCCGCCAAGCTCGGCGGTGAGTTTTGCCTTCGCCCACTCGACAATCTTCTTTGCAGCTTTCTTGCGAGCTGCAAATTTCTTTTCCTGCTCCTCGCAATTCTTCGCTTCTGCCGTGCAGTTAATAGCCAAGAGTGCAGTGTTGCGGAGCTTCTCATGCTTCTCCATATTGAGCGAGTCATATCTCTCTTGGTCGATGACCTCGCCCGTCTCCATATCGATGCATTCGAGGATTTCCTGTTTGATATCGTAAAGTGATCTCATGATATTTTCTCCTTCTCAATAGAACAGAAATTCGTAGTTGTTGCGCCGCACATTGGACTTTACCGCCCGGCGTATGTTATCATTAGAAATGGAGATGGTTACGCGCTTCGGAGCTTCTTGCTTGGTCGGCTGACGCCTCGTGCCGCGCATCCATTTCCCTTCTTCTGCCGTACTCATGTCGTTGCAAACGCAATCCTCATGAGTGCAGCGGAAGCAATCTAGCGGGGATTTAGCCCCGCAGGACAACACCCTCATACAATCATCTCCTTACGCCGTCCGGGCATCCCGGGCGGCTTTTGCTTTTGCCTCGTCAACCATTGCGAGCTTCTTCCGCATGTTTTCGGGGTTAAATCCACTGAGCATGAACTTGAATCCGCCTTCATACGGGATGATTTTCCCCGTCTGGTTGTCGATTTTGAAGCTCCATGTGTCGACGAATCCAAACATATCGATGAACATGAGTTCGTGATAAGTCACATCATTGAACTCCTGAACATCATCCCCGGCGTATTGCAGATCGTCGGGAAAGTAATTCTTAAACGCGCCGTTTTTTCTAGCGAACTCAACAATGTCAACTTCTTTCATTTTCGCTCCTCCTCTCTTACGGCTCAATGGCGCCGATCATGACGCCGAAAAACTGTGCCAGCAGCACCGCTGTGCCAATGCCCATGAACGCCATGAGCACAAGCTCGCCGAACTTCTCGAACTTCTCTTTCGCCTTGCGCGCCCACGGCTTGAGCTGGCGGCGACGAACTTTACGCGACTCCATTTGTATTCCTCCCTTTGTGTGTCTCCATATTCTCGATGTACGCCATCACATCGCGGCGGCGGTACATTCGCGTCCGTCCGTAAAGCACGAAGGGAATCTCCCCCGCGTCTACGAGCCGCAAGACGGACGGCGGCGACAACGACAACATCGTCGCCACGTCCTTGAGCTTCAGTAACTCCGGCTGGATGGCCGCCTGTGCGACGGCCTCAGCGAGAAGCTCCCTCAATCTCTCTTCTGTCACCTCGATCACCTCTCTTCTTTCGCCATGCTATAATCATCCTAGGAGGTTGATTAGCATGGACAAAGAATCACTTCGATTTCTAAAAACGGTTTACAATGCACCACATCATACCCTGTCAATCCTGTCGAAGAAGTGCCCACTGCGGGACCCGTCCTGGTCATTACAGGATCGGCAACGAGCCTTGAACTACCTACGTGAGTGCGGCTACCTGACTTATGACGTCGTACACTGTACCTATCGGACCACCATTCAAGGGAATGAGTACGTCGAGCAAGACAACCTCACGAAACGGTCCTACCGCCTCAGCGTTATCGCAATCACCATCTCATTCCTGGCGCTCATCAAGCCACCCTACTTCGACATCATCGAAATAGGGAAACGATTAGCGCTATGGTTGCTAGGATTACCGCAATGACAGACGTCTCATACGCGAAGTTGTGAGCCAGGTCCGTCTCCAGATCATCCAGCCACCATAGGAAACGACGCCATCGAATGTTCAGATTGTCCAACAAGTCATGCACGCGCATAACCTTCACTCCTTTCGCCGCCTTCGGGCGGCTTTTATGTTTACCTCATAGTTCAAGCGGCTCACCCGGTCGCTGATTCCAAAGGGCCACCGCCCACTCGACCGTCTTGGCGCTCGCGCCGTATGCGCCGCAGTGGATGCAGTGCACGGCGTACTCATCGCCGATGAGCGTGTCCGGGACGCGATGCTCGACCTGCTCGAAGATCATGCAGCCTGGAAACTCCGCGAGGCTTGCGCCGCAGAACGGGCACGGCTTGAGCTTCTTGACGAGCTCATCCTTTATCTCGAGGAGCGCGACTCTGCGATGGATGTCTTCCATCCCACTCACCCCACAATCGTCAGCAGCGGCTTCTCGTCGTGATCCTGCTCGATGACTGGCAGGATGCCGGGCTTCTTGAGATGCTGGTAGAGGAAGAGCCTGCCCTTCTGCGTCCATTTCGTGTTCATCCGGACGTCGCCGCGCCCGTCTCGATGGGTAATGTCGACGGTCTCGCTGTGCGTGTAGCCTTTGGCCTGGTACTTGCTGTAGAGCAGCCACTGGCCGCCGAGCTTGTAGATGACACCCATCTCGTGGAGCTTTGCATTCATCGCCGCGCCGCTCATGCCGTAGTCCTTGGCGATCTGCGTGATGGTGACGAGGCTCTTGCTCTGCAAGATGCGGTCGGTGTAGTCGGCTTTCGGCTTGAGCTCGCCGATGAGCTGCGTCTGCTTGGCGATGGTCGTGTCCTTCTCGGCAAGCACTGCCTGCGCTTCGAGGAGTGCCTTCGCCATGAGCTCGCGGCCCGTGAGTTCCTCGATGTGGTAGCCGCCCGTCTTGCGGATTGCCGGGAGGACTTCGCTCGTCACCCAGCGTTTGAACTTCTTCGCCGTCGGCAGCTTCGAGCTGAGTACGAGGCTGTAGAGGCCTGACTCGTTGATGATGGTCATTTCCTGCTCGCCTGAGGGGGTCGTGATTCGCGACCCCCCTTTATCATCTGCATCTACATGTCTAGAGAGCGCATCTTTTGTATTGATATACCCGAGAGCCAACGCAATATCCCTGCCGACGAACCACGGCTCGCCGTCGATGCTCACCGTGCGCACCCGACCGAACTCAGGGCTCTGGAAAATCTGCAACTCCTTGCTCTCATCCTTGTCTTTCATGCTAAACTCCTTTCGTTTACCATATTAAACTTAGTGCGTAAAAAAAATTTTTGTTACTCCTGTGTTTAACGCGCTGGACAACTTGAGCAGCGTATCAGTCTTGACATTCTTGATAGCACCGCTTTCGATGCCAGCAATCGTAGCCCTTGACACGCCTGACTTCTCAGCCAGTTCAGCCTGTGTCCACCGGCGCTTTTTGCGGTACTCGCAAAGTTTGTTGGTGAAGCCCACCTTGTCTCACCTCCCTCGCTCGGTATGATTAAAGTTTAGCATGGTAAACGAATTTTGTCAAGTACACAAAACAAAAATGTTGAAATTTTGTCTAGCGTGCTATACAATATATCTAAACGGAATAGTCAAACTATTGGGAGGTGTACGGTATGACATTAGGCGATCTGATTCGAGAGTACAGAGAACAACATGGTATGAGTATGGAAGAGTTCGCACGCCTTAGCGGCCTGAGCAAAGGCTATATATCTATGCTAGAGAAGAACAAGAACCCTAGGAATGGCAAGCCGATCGTTCCGTCCATCGCTACATATGACGGCGTCGCAACCGCTATGCACGTGTCAGCGGCTGAACTCATGGAGAAGGTCGGTGAGAAGAACGATGAACTGCCAGACCTCAACGCCAGAGATGAGCGACAAATTGAGCGTGATCTAGAGGACATGATGCACTCCGTCAGTACAGCCGCCTATGAGGGAGACACGGACGCACAAGAAGATATTGAAGCGTTCAAAGCTACTTTGAAATCCGCAATGATACAAGCGAAACGGATAGCAAAAAAGAAGTATACACCACGCAAGTATCAACAATAGATGTCAGAGGTCGTGATGCTATGGATGTAAAGAGGAAAGCTGAGTCAGTCATCAGGAAGTGCGGCACGTCGAACCCGTTTGAGATAGCGCGTCGCCTACATATGTATATACAGTATGGGCCGCTCGGTGGCGTCAAGTATGCGAACTACCTGCGGTACAAGCGCACGCAGATCATCATCATCGACAGCGACGTAACACCGCCGCGTATGATGCCCTTTGTCCTCGCCCATGAAATAGGACACGCACTGTGCACGCCGGACGCAAATACCGCATGGCTAGCAAGCTACACGCTCGGCAACGACAAGAAGGCCGAGAGGATCGCGAATCAATTTGCCGTAGAACTGCTACTGAATGATGCGTACCTGCGCGAGCACGCCGAGTTTGGCTTGCACGAGCTGGCAAGGATGCGCGGTGTACCGGATGAGCATGTGCAGTTAAAGTCGCAATAATCTAAAATGTAAGAATATAGTTTAGCGGTCGAGGTGTGAGTGACATGTATAAACAAATTGTGACAAGCATCCTGCTTTGCTGCACCATTGTGTTGGCCACACCTACCACCTTGGCCGACGATGCAAATCTAAACGCTGATACTACTGAAACAGTCCAGGGCAATATCTCCGAAGAAAATACTTCTCTTCCCGGTGAAAATAACCATTCATCAGATAATACCTTCATCCCCGGTCATGGAAATGTGAGTGTGGGCAATACATACATAGGCGGCGACAACAACACCTCACAAGGGAACACATACATTCAGGGAGATAATAATGTAAGCATTGGCAATACTCACGTAGCTGGCTCAAACAATACGGCAGAAGGAAACACTTATGTTGGTGGCAGCAATAATACTCATGTTGGCGAGACTACTTTTGGAGCAGATAATAAATACTCTTCCGATGGAACGTATTATGGGACATCAAATTATGATTCATCAAGTTCTCCCATACTCGATATGATTGCTGAAATCATCGACATGATCCTCAGAAGTATTAGCGCGATCATCATTATACTGATATGCCTACCGTTTCTATACGGGATTGCTTCATTTGTGGTTGATGTTATAAAAGAGCTAGTTCAACACATTACCAATAAAGAAGATAGTGATAGCATTTCCCCTAAAGATGATCTGGACATAAAAGAAGATACACCTACTGCGCCTGTGCCGACCATACCTGCACCACCGAAACCACCACTAGAGTCAGCCCCTCCTCCACCTTCTCAAGAGATCCGCAACGGCCTGTTTGTTTCAGTAGTGTTCAAGAAGGGTGGAAAGCCATATGACTATTTTCTTGGAAACCATATTGGCATAAACGTCGGAGATGAAGTAGAAGTATATGTGCACGATAAATGGGCGCATCGCATAAAAAGAAAAACAGCTCGTGTTGTATATATAAGTCAGCCGGGAGAAACCTCATTATATGCACGATCTGTTATTATAGGGAAATTGTAGTCGTAGGAGGTGTTTTATATGGCAGACAGCACCAAGAGCGTAGGCAAGCTCATATATGACAGAAGAACCGAACTAGGGATTACACAGAAAGAAGTAGCCGATTTTGTAGGAGTGTCAGAAGCTACGGTATCAAGGTGGGAGTCTGGACACATAGACAACATGAGGCGCGATAGGATTGCAGCTCTATCGAAAATACTGCGCATGTCACCGCTGGCTATCATGGGGATTGATGATACTGATCTATCTACTCGCCTGCCCAACATGATCTCCATCGACGCACGCACCTTTCGCGTGCCTATCGTCGGGCGCGTTGCGGCTGGCAGGCCGATTGTAGCAGATGAGGAAATCATCGGCTATGAGTACATCGACAACAAGTATTCCAAAGACGGTCACGAATACTTCGGCCTGCGCATCGTCGGCAAGTCGATGGAACCTACCATCATGGACGGTGATATCGTCATTGTGCGCCGCCAGAACTACGTCGAGAACGGCGAGATAGCCATTGTACTGATAGATGGCGAGGAAGCGACGGCAAAGGAAGTCAAGGAAAGCGCGGACGGTATCACGCTGATAGGGCACAACACCGCCGTGTACACGCCGCACTTCTACAGCGCACAAGAAGTGAAGAACCTGCCCGTGCAGATCATCGGACGTGTCGTTCAATCTATTAGAAAATTCTGATGATAGAAGGACTGCTGTATGGAAGTGCTCTTAGGTTTGCTCGCGACAATATTTGCTATATCGTTCTTTTCCAAAAAATCAGAACTAGTGTAGAGCCTCTTCCATATATATAACAATCAATCACTTGCTCAAATCTGGGTACAAAGATACCAGCTTGACTCTGGCTTTTTCCTTAGTGAATAGCCAATGAATCGGTGTCGCTTTCTTGTTCCGCTTATTTTCCCACGCTCGGACTTCACGTTGCTGCTTGGTAAGG